AGCGATTTTAAATTAATGGATATTGGTTCAAATGTATTGAAGCGTAATGATAACGGAAGGACTATTACCGGACTATATGCCTATTTCTTACCAGCTCATGAAAACGCAGAAGATTATACAGATAAATATGGGGTTTGTCATTCAATAGTAGAAACTGGAAAAAGCTTTGTAAATGCACAAGGGGATTTAAAACTCTACGGAGCATTACAGTACTTAGAAAATGAATTTAAGTCAGCAAGACTGCTTGGAGAAAAGAATTATTGGAATGCAAGACGTTTAGACCCAATTACAAAAGTAGATGCTTTTAGAGATGAATCGGTTTCTACAATTTTTGACGAACAAAAAATAAACGATCAGCTAGAGCATAATGAAATATATGATGTTAGAAAAACTTTAACTCGTGGAAATTTCTCTTGGGAAAATAACATTCCAGATACAAAAGTAATATGGAATCCTAGTGAAAAAGGAAGATTCTTAATTGGGTGGATACCTGAAGAAGATATGCGTAACAAGTGGGTAAACAAAAGAAATGAATTTGGACACGTTTGTAAACATCCTGAAAACGTTGATTTAGGAGCATTTGGAATAGATACCTATGATATTGATTCTACACAAGGAAGCAAACTTGAAGATACAGAAAATGGCTCAGAATATAGCGGAGGTTCTAAAGGAGCTATGCTTGGTTTAACCGGAACTACAGTAAGAAATGCCCCTAATAACTACTTTTTCCTTGAATATATTACAAGACCACAGACAGCAGAGATATTCTTTGAAGATTGTTTAATGGCTTGTGTGTTTTACAGTATGCCGGCACTTATTGAGAGTAATAAAACTAGGTTATTACTTCATTTTAGAAATAGAGGTTATAGAGGTTATTCTATTAATCGTTTTGACAAGCCAATGACTAAGCTTTCTCAAACAGAGAGAGATTTAGGTGGTGTTCCGAGTTCTGGAGCAGACATTATCACTTCGCATTGGACAGGAATCGAAAGCTACATTGATAAATATGTAGGTAAATATCAGCAAGGTCAAAACACTTTTGCTGTAAGAGAAGAAGACGAAATGGGTTCAATGCCATTTGATAGAACACTAAGAGATTGGTTAAAATTTAATGTTGCTAAAAGAACTGATTTTGATGCTACCATAGCTTCAGGATATGCGATAATGGCAGTAAACAGAAGACCATATATCGCACCACAAGGAGAAAGAAAACCAGTAACTATAAAATTCAAACAATACAGCTAACATCATGGCAATAGAAGAAAGTACATATAAAATATCACAAAACGTATCTTATCCGAGTCACTTAGATAGTTTTGAAAAAAAACAAAGCGAAGCTTTTGGAAAAGCCGTTGGAGATATTATTGTTTCAGAGTGGTTTTCTCAGGGTGGAGGTGGAAAAGCACGTTTCTATACAAACCAAGCAGAATTCCTTGAAAGAAGGATTTATGCTAGTGGTAAAGTAAACATGAATAAGTACTATACAATGTTAGGTACAAATGGAGAAACTGCTTTCTTAAATCTTAGCAAAAAGTCTTTATCTACATTACCAAAAATTGTTGATTTAGTAGTTAATGGTATGGTTAATAGACCCTATTCAATTAAAGCAAAAGCTATTGACCCAGTTTCTCAGGAAAATAAATTAGCATTCAGAAAACGTATTGAGGCAGACCAAAATACTATGCCTATTATTAAAAAAGCAAAAGAAGATTTAGGTTTAGATATAGCAAGTATGCCTATTGACGAAATCCCTTTAAATAAAGAGGAATTGGATATTCATTTACAGATGGAATGGAAACCTTCAAACTGTCTTTCAAATCAATTGGCCATTGAAACTGTAATGGAGGAGAATGCTTATAACCTTACTACAGACAGACTTGTTAAAAGAGATTTAGTTGAATTAGGTATTGGATGGGTAAGAAATAGATTTAATTCGAGCAAAGGTATTTTGGTAGAATATGTTGACCCTATTGATATGGTATATTCTGAAACAAAAGACCCTTATTTCAGAGATTGTTTCTACAAAGGACACGTACAAAAAACATTAGTGAGCGATATTTTTATTGAATATCCTGACTTAATGAGAGAAGAAAATAAAGAGATTAGACAGGAAATTGTTAGCTCAGGAGATACCTGGAATAAATTACATAGTTTGTCAAAAACAGATGCTTTAAAAGGATCAACTAACCTACTCTACTTTACTTATAAAACGAATCGTGAAATTGCTAAGAAGATCAAAAGAAAAAGCAATGGTGATGTAATTATTGACGATGCAAGCGAATTCTTTGACGAAAGCAAAAAAAACAAAAAAGATAAATACAGCAGAGCTTCAGTAGTAGAAGAAGTTTTATTTGAAGGAGTTTTAGTTTTAGGAACCAATATTTTGCTAAAATGGGAAGTAGCTAAATCAATGGCTAGACCTAAATCAAATGTTCAAAAAGTTTGTGAACAATACATTGGTGTAGCACCAAACTTCCAAAATGGAGAAATTTCAAGTTTAATTTCCCGAATGATTCCTATTGAAGACAAACGAAATATTACAGAACTAAAAGCGGAACAAATCATTCAAGGGATTACTCCAGATGGTATCGCTATTGATATTGATGCTTTGGCAGAAGTTGAACTTGCAGAGGGAAAAATGCAAACAGTTCAACAAACGTTAGATATGTATCTACAAAAAGGTAGTTACTTATATCGATCTTCAACTATTGGAGGAGAGTATAATAATGCTCAAAAACCTTTCCAAGAAATTACAACTGGAGATAGCATCAATAAACTATCTGCTCTTCGCTCAGAAAACCAATTCTACCTTGCTCAATTGACAGATGTAGTAGGTCTAAATAAAGCGAGTGACGCTACAAATCCTGATAAGGATAGTTTGGTTGGAATACAAAAAATGGCTGCTTATAACTCGAATTTAGCAACAAGACACATATTAGATGCAGCAGGTTATATTACTTTAAAAACGGCTGAAGCAGTAAGTTATAGAATTTCTGATATTCTTAAATATTACCCAAGCCTACGTGAAGATTTAATTAGAAAAATTGGAGCTACTGCTGTAGAAGACTTGGACTATATCAAAGACTTACATTTAAGTGATTTTGCTATTTTCTATGAATTAGAAATGGATGATGAGGAAAGAGCAATTTTGGACCAAGATTTATCTATTGCCGTAGAAAAAGGATTTATTGGATTAGATGATAAGTACAAAATAAGAAACTTCAAAATATTAAATCTAGCAATTCAATATTTGACAATTCTAATTAAGAAACGTGCTAAGATAACCCAAGAACAAGAGGCACAAAAATTCAAAATGCAGGCAGACGAAAATATCAGAGCAAGCCAACAATCTGAGCAATTCAAACAACAAACAGCGCAACTACAAGCGCAATTTGAAGCGCAAAAACAACAAGCAATTGGATTAGCAGAAATTGAAAAAGAAAAAGAAAGAGGAAAACAAGATAGACTTACTGAACAATTAAAAGGAGAAAATCAAATTAACCTTCAATACATAATTAACGAAGGAGCTGTAAGCAAAAATAATGCTATTGAAGAGGCCAAGAAAGAAAACCTTGCCGTTTCTGCTACACATCAAAGCCGTATTGCAGACCAAAAAGCAAAAGGAAAAGACCCAATTGATTTTGAAGCAGAAAAAGCAGAAATGAGTGATTTTGAACTTAACTAATAAAAATAAACAAGATGCCAGACAAAAAGAAAATAATGGTAAAAGTGCTTAAAAAAAGCAATGTAGAAAAAGAAGAAGCTAAAAAAGGAATTGACGACAAGGAAACTCCAACTGAAAACAGAGCTGAACTTACAAAATCAGGACTAACTAGTGCTAAAATAAAAGAAATAGATGAAACTACTATTTTAAATAAAAAACGTAATGACGTTGAGTCTATAGCTAAGAGCGATAGTATTTCAGGAGCTAATAAAGCAAAATTAGCAGGTAGTAATATTTATATGCAAAAAAAGGCAGGTAATGAAGCTGCTAATAAGGCAAGAACATCTTCTGGAGCAGGAAATCCAATAGTACAACGCTTTACAAATCCACATCAATATGATGGAGTTGAAAAACATACTGGAGAGAAAGATACCTATATTAGAACAGCTCCCCTAGAAAAAGAAATGCCAATAATCAAAAAAACAATAGTAAAAGTAAAAAAATAAACGACAACAAACGTTTGTAATTGTTTATTAATTACATTTGTACTTAGAAATCAAATCAAATTCAATAAAAAATGAGTCAAGAACAAACAGAAGGAGAGGTAATTAACAATGAAACTCCTGAAAACAACATAAGTTTTTCACCTGTTACTGATTCAGATGTAGAGGATAGTCCTGTAGTAACTCCAGATGTTATTGAGCCTGAAGAAACAGAGGTAATTACTCCTGATACAGAAGAAACAGAATTTAATGAAGAACAAGAACCTGAAGACGAATATGAGGAAAGAGAGCTAGATGATGATTTAGCCCTTGAATACTTAGCAAATTCAAGAGGGGTTACGGTTGATGAATTAAAGAATTCATTAACACCAAAAGAACAAAAGAAATATGCTCCAGAGATGGAGAAATTCAACGAGTTCATTGAAAAAACTGGTAACAAAAATTACAATGATTTCTTAGAAACTCAGAAAGATTGGAGTACCGAAAGCCCTGAAAATGTACTTAGAAACTACATAAAGCTTTCAAATCCTGAACTATCTGATAGAGAAGTAAATCATTTATACAACAAAAAATACAATACTGACGAACTAGACGAGGAAGACGATGAAGACGAAATACTTGAAAAGGGAATCAATGTAAAATCCGATTTGAAAAAAGCTAATGCGTTTTTCGAGCAACGTAAGGAGGAATTTAGCGCAGTTGGAGGTTCTGACGAGCATATTCCTTTAGAGTACCGAGAAGCAAAGAAGTTTATAGATAATCAAAAACAACAAGAAGAAGCATATTCTATTGAGAGAGAAGCTACAAGAAATGATTTTATTTCTAAAACCGAATCTTTATTTAATAGCAATTTTGAAGGTTTCAAAGTTCAACTAGGCGATGAGAAAATAGGTTTTGAAGAAGTTTCCATTAAACCGGAAAATCTTAATGAAGTAAAAGAATTTCAATTAGACTCAAACAATCTTATTAAAAAATTCTTAGACGAAGATACCGGGAAATTAATTGACCCAAAAGGATACCACGAAGCAATTTA